CACTTGAACCTGATGTTCCCGAACTTCCTGAAGAACCAGATGAACCTGAGCTACCTGAAGTACCACTTGAACCTGATGTTCCTGATGAACCACTTGAACCGCTAGTTCCTGAAGAACCACTTGAACCGCTAGTTCCTGAAGAACCTGAACTTCCGCTAGTTCCTGATGAACCACTTGAACCAGATGTTCCTGAAGAACCTGAGCTACCTGATGTACCGCTTGAACCACTAGTTCCTGAAGAACCTGATGTACCACTTGAACCACTAGTTCCTGAAGAACCTGATGTACCACTTGAACCTGACGAACCGCTAGTTCCTGAAGAACCTGATGTACCGCTTGAACCTGACGAACCGCTTGAACCTGACGAACCGCTAGTTCCTGAAGAACCTGAGCTACCTGATGTTCCTGAACTTCCGCTAGTTCCTGATGAACCTGATGTTCCTGAAGAACCACTTGAACCGCTAGTTCCTGATGAACCTGAAGAACCCGATGTTCCTGAAGAACCTGAGCTACCTGATGTACCGCTTGAACCTGACGAACCGCTAGTTCCTGAAGAACCTGATGTACCGCTTGAACCTGACGAACCTGATGTTCCTGAGCTACCGCTAGTTCCTGATGAACCACTTGAACCCGATGTTCCTGAAGAACCTGAGCTACCGCTAGTTCCACTTGAACCTGATGTTCCTGAGCTACCGCTAGTTCCTGATGAACCACTTGTACCACTTGAACCACTTGAACCTGATGTTCCTGAAGAACCTGAGCTTCCGCTAGTTCCACTTGAACCTGATGTTCCTGATGAACCACTTGAACCTGAAGTACCACTTGAACCTGATGTTCCTGATGAACCACTTGAACCGCTAGTTCCTGATGAACCTGAAGTACCACTTGAACCTGATGAACCACTTGAACCGCTAGTTCCTGATGAACCACTTGAACCGCTAGTTCCTGATGAACCTGAAGAACCAGATGTTCCTGAACTTCCACTTGTTCCTGAGCTTCCACTTGTTCCTGAGCTTCCGCTAGTTCCTGAAGAACCTGAGCTTCCGCTAGTTCCTGATGAACCACTTGAACCTGACGTTCCGCTTGAACCTGAAGAACCAGATGTTCCTGAACTTCCACTTGTTCCTGAGCTTCCGCTAGTTCCTGATGAACCTGAACTACCTGATGTACCACTTGAACCTGAACTACCTGATGTACCACTTGAACCTGAGCTTCCGCTAGTTCCTGAAGAACCTGATGTTCCTGAAGAACCGCTTGTTCCGCTTGAACCTGAGCTTCCGCTAGTTCCTGATGAACCGCTAGTTCCTGATGAACCGCTAGTTCCTGATGAACCTGAAGAACCCGATGTTCCTGAAGAACCTGAGCTACCTGATGTACCGCTTGAACCTGAGCTTCCGCTAGTTCCTGATGAACCTGATGTTCCTGAAGAACCACTTGAACCGCTAGTTCCTGATGAACCTGAAGAACCCGATGTTCCTGAAGAACCTGAGCTACCTGATGTACCGCTTGAACCTGAGCTTCCGCTAGTTCCTGATGAACCACTTGAGCCAGATGTTCCTGAGCTACCGCTAGTTCCTGATGAACCACTTGTACCACTTGAACCTGATGTTCCTGAAGAACCTGAGCTTCCGCTAGTTCCACTTGAACCTGATGTTCCCGAACTTCCTGAAGAACCAGATGAACCTGAGCTACCTGAAGTACCACTTGAACCTGATGTTCCTGATGAACCACTTGAACCGCTAGTTCCTGAAGAACCACTTGAACCTGATGTTCCTGACGAACCGCTTGAACCTGATGTACCGCTTGAACCACTAGTTCCTGATGAACCGCTTGAACCTGATGTACCGCTTGAACCGCTAGTTCCTGAAGAACCCGATGTTCCTGAACTTCCACTAGTTCCTGAAGAACCTGATGTTCCTGATGAACCGCTTGAACCTGATGTTCCTGATGAACCGCTTGAACCTGATGTTCCTGATGAACCTGATGTACCACTTGAACCGCTAGTTCCACTTGAACCAGATGTTCCTGAAGAACCTGAGCTACCGCTAGTTCCTGATGAACCTGAGCTACCGCTAGTTCCTGAAGAACCTGAACTACCTGATGAACCTGATGTTCCTGAGCTACCTGATGAACCTGATGTTCCTGAGCTACCTGATGAACCGCTAGTTCCTGATGAACCGCTAGTTCCTGATGAACCTGAGCTACCGCTAGTTCCTGATGAACCACTTGAACCCGATGTTCCGCTACTTCCTGATGTTCCTGAAGAGCCACTTGTACCGCTAGAACCTGAAGAGCCATCAGCCCCGCCGATTACCCAATCGGCACCATTGCTAACTATATATAGACTTTCTTTTGGACCGAGCACAACTGTGCCACTACCGTCAATTGTTTGAGTCCCACTTGGGTCGACAGTAATATTACCTACTCCACTATTCTTTATTTGATAAATTTTACCCTCAATTCCAACTGCAGTTGGTAAACCAATGGTAAAAGTACCTGAAGTTGCCTCAACAAAATAGTCCGTTGATGTTACAAAATAGGTAGTTGATACTTGAGTTAGAGGAAACGTTACCCCTCCCAAGCTTATGAGTCCTTTTCTTAATATAAATTCGTTAGCCATGTAGTTTTTCTTTTTTCACTTTCCAAAAGAAATTTATTTTATTCTATAAATACTTTAAGTATTTCTTTTAACTAATAAAGGCATAAAAAAACACCACCCTTTTTTTTTGGATGGTGTTCTTTATTATATATTGACTATATTAGAATATTATTCGTGTATTAACAATTACTGTCCATGTTCCACTTGTAACTACAGCAACTAATTCAACATTACCACTAACAATACCAACTCTAAAATCAATTCCTTCTGTTGTACCATTTAAATCAGGTGTTGAATATTCTGTCCATGTTGTAGTTGAATTATCCCAAGTCGCCATAACAACTCCTGTCCTTGTCGCATTGGAACCATTAACCACATAGTATTCAAATTGACAACTTTGACCCGTTGCAACTGCGAAAGATTCAACTGCCGTATTACTACTAACTCCAGTAGTTTTAACTGTTCTTGTTCTTTGTGCTCCGTATAATGTTAAAAATTCATTACCATAAGTTAATCCACTCTCAGCAATTGCTCCGTCAGGTGTTCCATCAGAAGTTAATACTCTTGTTAATGCTGGATTGGTAACCGCACTAAATCCTGTACCTGATGTTCCTGATGAACCTGAAGAACCGCTCGTTCCCGATGAACCACTTGAACCTGATGTTCCTGAAGAACCTGAACTTCCGCTAGTTCCTGAAGAACCTGAACTTCCGCTAGTTCCTGAAGAACCACTTGAACCTGATGTTCCTGAAGAACCCGAGCTACCACTAGTTCCGCTTGAACCAGATGTACCTGATGTACCCGCAACACCCGCAATAGACATATCAACAAGGATGTCATCACCTGATGTTGGTGTCCATCCCGTACCTGAAACATAATCTACAGGGAATTCCCAATATACTCCATTATCAACAGGTAACCCTGTAGTTCTATAATAAACGACTTGACCACCAATACCACCGTTTGTTTTAATAAGAGTTCCAACACCTACAGATGAGAAAACACCACTATAATTTGTTGATGTTAATGAAATTTCAGCAATGTTTAATAATGTTGTAGAAGCATCTAAATTACCGTTACTACTATAAATTTTTGTATTTGCCAATGGTGTTCCCCAATCCCATCCATCACTAATTGCCGCTCCACTTTCACCACTTGTTCCTGATGAACCACTTGAGCCAGATGTTCCGCTTGAACCTGAGCTACCTGATGTACCACTTGAACCAGATGTTCCGCTTGAACCAGATGTTCCACTTGAACCTGAACTTCCTGAAGTACCATCGCTACCACTAGTTCCTGATGAACCTGAGCTACCTGATGAACCTGAGCTACCTGATGTTCCTGATGAACCTGAACTTCCGCTAGTTCCGCTTGAACCACTTGAGCCAGATGTTCCTGATGAACCTGAACTTCCGCTAGTTCCGCTTGAACCACTAGTTCCTGAAGAACCACTTGAACCAGATGTTCCTGATGAACCTGAGCTACCTGATGTACCACTTGAACCTGATGTTCCTGAAGAGCCTGAAGTACCATCGCTACCGCTAGTTCCTGATGAGCCACTTGTTCCACTTGAACCTGATGTTCCTGAAGAGCCTGAAGTACCATCGCTACCGCTAGTTCCTGATGAGCCACTTGTTCCACTTGAGCCACTTGTTCCTGAAGAGCCTGAAGTACCATCGCTACCACTAGTTCCGCTTGAACCACTTGAACCAGATGTTCCTGAAGAGCCTGAAGTACCATCGCTACCACTTGTTCCTGATGAACCACTTGAGCCAGATGTTCCTGAAGAGCCTGAAGTACCGTCTGAACCGCTAGTTCCTGATGAACCTGAAGTACCGTCGCTACCACTAGTTCCTGATGAACCACTTGTTCCGCTTGAACCTGAACTACCTGATGTTCCGTCTGAACCGCTAGTTCCTGAAGAACCACTTGAGCCAGATGTTCCTGATGAACCTGAACTACCATCGCTACCGCTAGTTCCGCTTGAACCACTTGAGCCAGATGTTCCTGATGAACCTGATGTTCCGTCTGAACCGCTAGTTCCTGAAGAACCACTTGAACCTGATGTTCCTGATGAACCTGAAGTACCATCGCTACCGCTAGTTCCTGATGAACCACTTGTTCCGCTTGAACCACTTGTTCCTGATGAACCTGATGTACCATCGCTTCCGCTAGTTCCTGAAGAACCTGAAGTTCCATCCGAACCACTTGTTCCGCTTGAACCTGAAGTACCATCACTACCGCTTGTTCCTGAAGAACCACTTGTACCATCTGAACCTGAAGTACCTGATGAACCTGAAGTACCATCCGAACCACTAGTTCCACTTGAACCTGAAGTACCATCGCTACCACTAGTTCCTGAAGAACCTGAAGTACCATCGCTACCGCTAGTTCCTGATGAACCACTTGTACCATCTGAACCTGATGTTCCTGAGCTACCTGATGTACCATCACTTCCACTAGTTCCTGAAGAACCTGAAGTACCATCTGAACCTGATGTTCCTGAGCTACCTGATGTACCGTCTGAACCGCTTGTTCCTGAAGAACCACTTGTACCATCACTACCGCTTGTTCCTGAAGAACCGCTAGTACCTGATGAACCTGATGTACCATCGCTACCGCTAGTTCCTGATGAACCTGAAGTCCCTGAGCTACCTGATGTTCCGTCTGAACCGCTAGTTCCTGATGAACCACTAGTTCCACTTGAACCTGAAGTACCATCGCTACCGCTAGTTCCTGATGAACCACTTGTACCATCTGAACCTGAAGTTCCTGAACTACCTGATGTACCATCGCTACCGCTAGTCCCTGATGAACCACTTGTACCATCTGAACCTGATGTTCCTGAGCTACCTGATGTACCATCACTACCGCTAGTCCCTGATGAACCACTTGTACCATCTGAACCTGATGTTCCTGAGCTACCTGATGTACCATCACTACCGCTTGTTCCTGAAGAACCACTTGTACCATCTGAACCTGAAGTTCCTGAAGAACCACTTGTACCATCTGAACCTGAAGTTCCTGAACTACCTGATGTACCATCGCTACCACTAGTTCCGCTTGAACCTGAAGTACCATCACTACCGCTAGTGCCTGATGAACCTGAAGTACCATCACTACCGCTAGTGCCTGATGAACCTGAAGTACCATCACTACCGCTAGTTCCACTTGAACCTGATGTACCATCCGAACCGCTAGTTCCACTTGAACCTGATGTACCGTCTGAACCGCTTGTTCCTGAAGAACCACTTGTACCATCACTACCGCTTGTTCCTGATGAACCACTTGTTCCTGAGCTACCTGAAGTACCATCACTACCGCTTGTTCCTGAAGAACCTGATGTACCATCCGAACCGCTTGTTCCTGAAGAACCTGATGTACCATCCGAACCGCTAGTTCCACTTGAACCTGAAGTTCCGTCTGAACCGCTTGTTCCTGAAGAACCTGATGTACCATCCGAACCGCTAGTTCCACTTGAACCTGATGTACCGTCTGAACCGCTTGTTCCTGAAGAACCACTTGTACCATCACTACCGCTTGTTCCTGAGCTACCTGAAGTTCCTGAAGAACCTGAAGTACCATCCGAACCACTAGTTCCACTTGAACCTGAAGTACCATCGCTACCGCTAGTACCTGATGAACCTGAAGTACCATCCGAACCACTAGTTCCTGATGAACCACTTGTACCATCTGAACCTGAAGTTCCTGAGCTACCTGAAGTTCCATCACTACCACTAGTTCCTGAAGAACCTGAAGTACCATCCGAACCACTAGTTCCACTTGAACCTGAAGTACCATCCGAACCACTAGTTCCTGATGAACCACTTGTACCATCGCTACCGCTAGTGCCTGATGTTCCTGAGCTACCTGATGTACCATCACTTCCACTAGTTCCTGAAGAACCTGAAGTTCCATCTGAACCGCTAGTTCCACTTGAACCTGAAGAACCTGAAGAACCTGAAGTTCCATCTGAACCGCTAGTTCCACTTGAACCTGAAGTACCGTCTGAACCGCTAGTTCCTGATGAACCCGATGTACCATCGCTACCGCTAGTTCCTGAAGAACCTGAAGTACCATCACTTCCACTAGTCCCTGATGAACCACTTGTTCCATCGCTACCGCTAGTTCCATCACTTCCACTAGTTCCTGAACTACCTGATGTGCCATCACTTCCACTAGTTCCTGATGAACCTGAAGTACCATCCGAACCGCTTGTCCCTGAAGAACCTGAAGTCCCACTTGAACCGTCAATACCACTAACACCAGATGTTCCACTCGTTCCACTTGAACCTGAAGTTCCATCACTTCCGCTAGTTCCTGAGCTACCTGATGTACCATCACTACCACTTGTTCCTGATGAACCACTTGTACCATCACTACCGCTTGTTCCTGATGAACCCGATGTACCATCACTTCCACTAGTTCCTGAAGAACCACTTGTACCATCCGAACCGCTTGTTCCACTTGAACCTGATGTACCATCCGAACCTGAAGTTCCTGATGAACCTGAAGTTCCATCACTTCCACTAGTTCCTGAAGAACCACTTGTACCATCTGAACCGCTTGTTCCACTTGAACCTGATGTACCATCCGAACCTGAAGTTCCTGATGAACCCGATGTACCATCACTTCCACTAGTTCCTGAAGAACCACTTGTACCATCTGAACCGCTTGTCCCTGAAGAACCTGATGTACCATCACTACCACTAGTTCCTGAGCTACCTGATGTTCCGTCCGAACCGCTTGTTCCTGAAGAACCTGAAGTCCCACTTGAACCGTCAATACCACTAACACCAGATGTTCCACTCGTTCCACTTGAACCTGAAGTTCCATCACTTCCGTTAGTTCCTGAGCTACCTGATGTACCATCACTTCCACTAGTTCCTGAAGAACCTGAAGTTCCATCACTTCCGCTAGTTCCGCTTGAACCACTTGTACCATCTGAACCTGATGTTCCTGAGCTACCTGATGTACCATCACTTCCACTAGTTCCTGAAGAACCTGAAGTACCATCTGAACCGCTTGTTCCTGAACTACCTGAAGTACCATCGCTACCACTAGTTCCTGATGAACCTGAAGTACCACTTGAACCATCAATACCACTTACTCCAGAAGTCCCGCTAGTTCCTGATGAACCTGAAGAACCATCCGTTCCACTAGTTCCTGAAGAGCCCGATGTACCATCCGTTCCACTTGAGCCTGAAGTTCCATCTGTACCACTAGTTCCTGAAGAACCTGAAGAACCCGATGTACCATCTACACCACTAGTTCCTGAAGAACCTGAAGAACCACTTGAACCATCAATGCCACTTACCCCAGAAGTTCCACTAGTTCCTGAAGTACCGCTTGAACCATCGATACCACTTACTCCTGAAGTTCCGCTAGTTCCTGATGAACCACTTGAACCTGAAGTTCCACCCGTAAATGAAACTGATATATTACCATCACCGTTATCGGTGACTACCGCATCTGAAAATGTTATTCCTGTTACGTTTGTTGCAGTTACTCCTGAAGTCGCATCATAAACTGTAAGAGGACTACCTCCTCCACCCGATGTAAATCCTGATACATCAAAAGAACTACCATCACTATTATTTAATGTTAGTATTCCTAAATCACCATCATATGTACCACCTGTAATAGTTCCTGTAAATCCTGTAATTGTTACAGTACCACCAGTATTATTATATAAATCTAATTCTTGTGTTCCTGAAAAATAAGTACCACCTGTAATTTGAATATCAGTACCATAAAATACCCTCCAACGAGCATTTTCTCTTGTCGTACCACTTTGTCCTTCAATGGTTGAACCTGTCCAAGCATTGATGAAGTCTCTACCTGCTTGGGAACGGCTGTTAATTGTTGTTGTATATTCTGTCTCTGTTTTCGCAGAATTACCAGTCAAACCTGATAATGCAACCCATAATGACTCATAATTAGGTATAGTGTATTGATAAACAGTTTCTGTTTCTTGAACGAAAACTTGCATACCTAATCTTCTTCTACCTGAAGATATATTATCTGAGTTTAGCGTTAATATATCGGGTGAAAATGCAGTACCAGTTCCTTTGGTGAATGTGATTGGGATTGTATTTCCAGAATTTTGAATTGACCCTGTTACACCGTAAGTTGACCAATTTAAATCGGATAAAGTATACACCTCCATGTACCCACCAGTTGATAACACGGAAAAGTTTGTACCATAAGTTACATTTCTAGCAACACTTTCAGTCGTATTATTTTGAACACTAGATATCGGATTTTTATATGGGAATGACATCAATTTATATTATTTTTTTTCATTTTATGATTTAGTATCTCCTTTAATGTAAAGTGTTGAGCTTGCTGGTGGTGATGCTGGAACTTCAAGTGCTCCCGCAGTTAACCATAATACTCGATAAGTTCCCGCAGGTATTGCAGCATCTGAAGTAACCGTAACATTTACGGTAGATAAAACTGAGTCAGGTATTCCATCTGGTAATACATTACTTGAGCACGCTGCACCGTATCCTGCATCAACGGTCATATTATTCATAGTACCTCCAACTCCAGCAAGTGGTATCCAAATTGAATAGAAATATTGAATATCAGGGTCAACTTGTGCGGTTGTCACAGCGATTGTTCCAAATGTGTATTGGTTTTGAGTACATCCATAAGCATCTGTTCCCGAACCAGAAGCTTGTCTGATTGGTCCTGCAAAATTCGTCACAGGAGTAATGAATCCATCAACAGGTGTACTCCAACCTGAGAAGTGAACATAAGTATCCAAATCAGGAGAATAGGTTGGTCCTGATGGCGGTGGTCCACCATCATTCCAATACCCATACCAACTAGCCCCTTGGTCTAACATATATTGACCTATATTTGCAAGTGATGTACCATCACTTGGTTCAGGGAATAAATAAGCCGAGAACGGTAAGTTAGTTGGTGTTGGTGTTTGAGTTAATGTTGGAGTATTAGTTTGAGTTGGTGTTTGACTTGTTGTAGGTGTCGGTGTCTCAGTTGCAGTATTCGTAGGTGTTAAAGTATTCGTAGGTGTTTGAGTTACTGTCGGAGTATTAGTTGGTGTCTCACTTGGTGTTACTGTTGGTGTTGCAGTTTCAGTAGGTGTTTGAGTTGCAGTTAATGTGGTAGTAGTTGTTGGTGTAAGAGTTGGTGTTTCTGTTGGTGTTGGTGTTTGAGTCGCAGTTTCACTTGGAGTAACCGAAGGAGTTACCGTTGGTGTTTGAGTTTCAGTAGGTGTTTGAGTTGCGGTTAACGTAGTAGTAGTTGTTGGAGTAAGTGTCGGTGTTTCAGTCGGAGTTTGAGTAGCAGTTAATGTTGTGGTTGTAGTAGGTGTAAGTGTTGGAGTCTCCGCAGGAGTACCTGTTGGCGTTTGAGATAACGTCGGTGTTGGTGTTGGTGTCGCAGTATTAGTTGAAGTAATTGTAGGTGTCGGTGTAGCACCCGTCATCGGGTCAGTTTGTGTTGGAGTTGGAGTTAGTGTTGGTGTTGCACTTGGTGTAGGTGTAACACATTCAAGAGTTATTACAACTCCATTAAGCATTTGGGTTCTTGTTTGTGCCGAATAGTAAAGAACATTGTCAACATAAACATTAAATGGACCTAAAGCATTTGAATTTGAAGCTAATCTAACTATATAACTAGTACAACCAGTAATCGTCAGTTGTTGTTCGATTTCTGTACCGCATCCAGGAGCTTCGTTTGTAACTGTAATAAGATATGTGGACATTATATGTTTTTATTTAATAAATACCACAACAATACTATTTCATTTAAAGGAATTAAAAATATTGGAAAGTTTAATCTAACGTAACAACACAACTCTCAGGTTGAATTTCGATATTAACAGTACAATTTGACTCTTGAATATCAATATTGACAACACAAGACGCCATTTCAATTGTAATTTGGAAAGTACAACCAAATGTACATTGTAAAATTTTAAAAACACTACACCCATTATCGTCCGTTAACGTTAACATGATTTCAGGAGCGGTATTGAATATAGAAGGTATTACCGTATTGTATTCAACAATTGGTGGGACAGGTCCAGGGTTAATGGTACCAAGTAAAGTTTGATAGTTACCATACACATCTGAAATGTATACGTCAATAGGGTATGTTCCCCCCGTTATTTCGGTTATTCTTACTTGTGTCATGTCAAACAAATTGTATCATAAACGATTAATAACTCAACAATGATTTCTTGACCATCCAAACTATTACTATTTGGATTTGTCTCGATTGTTATTTGATTGTTACCCGCATCTACAGTAATATTCCCAATGCCAGGTATTGTTTGTAATAAACTAACAACCGTGTCGTAGTATTCATTATCAGTTGGCGCAACAACTAATGAAGTAGTTGTAAAGAAAGTATCACTTGTAGTTAAACCTAACGGATTAACGGAAACGTTCACCGTATAAGTCGCAGAAATTAAACTACAACTTGTATTACCCGATGTTAAATCATCAAATCCATCATTTAACATTTGTAATAAACCATATTTTGTTTGAGATTGAATATTAAACACTTCTGACCCCATGACATAAGTTTGGTATGACGCATAACTCGCATCACAAGTAATATCCGTAAATCTTTGTAATGAACATCCATTACTATCAATAATTGTAACATTATAAGTTCCAGCGGTTAAACCACTGACTTGTATTTCTTGTGGATTGTTTGGAACATTGTCAGACCATATAAATGTGAATGGAGGTTCCCCTGATGAAATGAATGTTGTAATTGAACCATCAGAACCTGTACCACATGATGTTGTATATAAACTGTAATTTAACGTTGGACTTTGATTAACGTAAACTTGAAGTGTTTGAGTACAACCTGTATTATCTGTAACAGTAATAGTATGTTGTCCCGATGAAACATTATTAAATGTTACTGATGATAAAGCAGTATCTAAAACATTTACCAAACCATCTAATGAATAGTCATAAGGAGGTTCTCCCCCACTTGTTTTTGTTACCGTAATTAATCCATTATTTTGGTTACATGTTGTACCTGTTGTTTGTGTTGAAATTGTAAATGTATTTGTCGCGAATAAAGTTACTTCATCCATGTAATAACAACCTGAGGCGTCTGTAACAGAAACAGTGTAAGTACCCGAATATAAATTAGGGAATAATTGGTTTGTTTGGGCGTTGGCAATATTTAAAACATTACCATCAGGATATATTAAAGTATATGTATATGGTGTTGAGCCCCCATTTACCGCAACACTAATAGTTCCACCACTACTTGAACAAGTTGAACCTTGAGTGTTGATAGTAACTGAAGTTATTCCGTTAGGAGTTGCCAATGTTGTCCCTTGAGTGAATGTACATAAACCAGCATCAGTAACCATAATACTAATGTCACCTGGAGATAAACCTGATATTGTCCATGAAGTACCATATTGTACCGACACTTGTCCCGTGGAAGCGGAATAATAGTAAGGTGCAGTTCCTCCCGTTATTTGTATAGTTAGAGCACCGTCATTTGACAAACAAGATGGTTGTGTCACTGTAAAGGTTCCAAAACCAAGGACTGGCACATCATTTATTGTTGCTGTTTGAGTGTTAACACAACCATAAGCATCTATAACGTCAACAGAATAAACACCAGAAGTTAGTCCTGTCACTGTAGAACCTGTAGCACTTGTACTCCACTGATATGTGAATGGTCCAGTACCTGTCAATCCTGTAATCATGATTTTACCTATAGGACTATCACCACAAGCAGAATTTGGTACCGCATATAAACCATAATTTAATACTGGAGAAGATTCAATAATGAAATTCGATGTCTGAGCAGTACACCCACCCAAATCTTCAACCGTCATATAATATGTTCCAGCGGTCAAACTACCAAATACAATAGTTTGTTGATTGGTAATCGCAGATTGTGAAAATACCCCGTCCCCGTGATATAGATAAAAATTAGTAGATGAATAATCGGATGTTGAACTACCTGTAACAAATCCGTTATTAAGATTACATGTCGTACTTTGTACTCCGAGAATACTAGCACATACCCCGCTCGATACTGGTATGTTAATGTAAAATTCGGCGTTCGTAGGTAAAGAGCTATCATTAACTCTAACCGCATAAGTATCACCACTTAAACCCGTTTTAACTGCTGGCGCTACCGTAACAACGTCAGGTGACAATACAGGGTCAATCCATTGTACTGTGTACGGAGGAGTCCCACCCGTCAACAGTAAACTTATTGAACCTAAATTACTATTTGAACAGTCTCCAGTTACCGATATGTTATAATTAAAAACTGACATTATATACTACAATCTATATTAATATTTATTCCAACATTCAAAACAACAGTTTCTTGAAGATTTTGTGTGATACAATTTAAGTTGGTAATTGTTAGTTCATTACCATTTAAGAAATAAGTATATCCGTAATCATATAACATTGGTAGATAATCAATCAAGGCATTTCTCCATTCAGTATTTGTAGGTACATCATTATATCCGTAACCACTATAGAATGTCTCTTGTATTAATATATCACCACCAATTCGTAAGTCAACAAACCATTCAGTCTGAACCGAATTTTGACTACATTGATTAAGTGTTAACCCACTTGATGATAACATGTTATTAATTCTATTTGCAAGAATACTATCAAAATTAGAAACATTTATATCACCATTTAACCAAGGATATATATTGAAATCGACATACTCGGTACTACAAGTGTAATCAAATATGTTTGAGATAATAAAACAAGGGTCAACAGGTACTGGTACAAATTGACATCCCCTTTGTCGTCTATAAACAAATTTTTGTTTGTGAAGAACAGAGTTTTCTAATCTAACACCACCATTCCAAATGGTAGTTGCAGGAACCATTTGCTCAATCAATTTAGTCCAATAAGGACCGATACCATTAACATAGTCAATAAGTTTTTGGTACGTATATTTGTTATTTGGTAAACCAACAGTTTGTTCTGATTCAATATATTTCCACCATATAGATTGTAATGTAGGATATCCACCAGTCTTACCGTCAGAAATGTATTGTCTGTTTCTCGTATTAATCATATTCTGCCAAAAAGTTTGGGAGAATTCAAAGAATGTTTTCTTTTTAGGTTTTGGGTCAACATAAGTCCAATCCACACCACCTGGTACAGGATATCCAACAGTTAGACCTGATTCAGGTATTGGGTAATCATATTTTCTTGACTCATCCCAAACATCATAAACCAAACCTTGGCCAGGATTAAGGAATATGTCTACGTTTTTAACGTTAAGAACTAATTTTTCATTATCGACAAAATAATATGCGTTATAATCTCCTTGAGTCGAAATTCTAACTCTGTCGTCATCAGACAACCATGACTTATTATTATCGACTACTTTTTGTAATTTAAATCCTTCAGTCATGTAAGGGAAATCTCTAAACCTGTTCAAATAAGTTTGACCATATGTAAACGGTTGTAATTGAGTTTGAATATTAAAGTTTTGTCCTGTATATACATTACCTGTAATTGTAACTGCATCAGGACTTCTATGTTCTGGTGTTGTTTCGTACCATCCCGCACCTATTTGAAAAAAGTATGTTTCAGTATTAACAGGAGCCTTTGGATATCCAAATATATCAATAGGGTAATCATCTAATGTAATATTCACATCCTGATAAGTTGAGTTGGTAGTAAATGCGGAATAGATATTACCTTGAATACTATATGTTTGGCCTGGTGCGTAAGTTGGAGTTTGTTGAACGTAAGTTCCACCTGATATCTGAGCCCATTGTGTGTAGAATTGGTCTAAATTAATTCTTTGGTCCGCTAAATAAATGTGTTCATTATATTCAATTAATGAATCAGGTGCGCCAATTAATCTTAATAAAAATTCAACAGACCTTCTCGTACCTTTTGATTTAAATAGGTAAGACGCATTTAAAATTAAATTTCTATAATAAGCATAATTTAATTCTGTTGGCGTAAGAGCTCTTGCGTAACCAGGATATGTTGGTGTTGCGGTATTACCAAAAACAGATGATAAGAAATCTTCATTTGTTATTGGTGAAAAATTTGAAGACCATCCTAATGTTTGTGATAAATTCACCAATAATTGTGACGGTATATCATTTGAAGGGTTGTAGTTTACTGAATTCATGTAAGCCAAACCTTCAATGAAAGTTTTAATTTGGTCAAAACTTCTTCCATAGATTTGAAATATTTTTTCAACCTTTCTACCTAATGTGTCAAATTCTTTTAATGAATCAGAAACTAAAAACCTAGATATTAAGTTTGTCTTAAATGAGTCAAGATTAACAGCAATGGCTTGGATTTGTTCCAAATAAGAGTCAAATAAGAATGAACTAATATCTAAATTCCACACACCATCTTTCGGCCATGTAACTTGTTGATAATCTGTAAAGGTCTGTCCATATTCATTTTGTTGTGGCACTTGGAATACCGCGGTATATTCAGGCCTAACCAATCTATTAACTAAAAATTTCTCAACCTCATCAAAGTCTTCTTGAAATGTCTTATCAACAATATAATCATTTGGTCTTATTTGAAATTCTTCTTGGGTCGTGGTTGCAGTCAACCCAAAAGGTGAACCTGAAACATAGAATACAATTTCACCTGAGGATAATGTCTGTGATGGTGTAAATGATATAACTTTATAAATGTTATCATTAATACTAACACAGTAATCTAAATAGGTATTACTAAGATTTCTATATTTTGAAGTTAGAATTTCACTTGCAGCCAAATTAGTTGCGGCACTGACAGAGTAATCAATATCAAATGGATTTTTAATTCTATCAACATTAACTTTAAAGTACGTCTCGTCAGCTTGAACATCATACACAATATCAAAAGCCGTGTTACCCGTAACGTAATCGTTGTTACTAAATTGAATGTCTAATGACGCTGGAAAATAATTAATGATTTTAGTAATTGAAACTCTGAATCTTTCAGACAATGAACCGTACATTGAAAAGTTAAGAACTTGTGTGATGTCAAAGTTTGGATAAACTCTAAATTGAGTTGCCAATATTCTTCGACTCTGTTCAAGACTGTCGATGTTCATTGCATCTAACGTCATTGGTTCTGAGAACGCTCCGACATTAAAAGTTCTATTAACTTTTTCTGTTACTCCCGTTGTAAACTCAAAATTACCTTGCGTAAGTCCTCCACCCTCAACAGTTTGTAATCCTACAATGTTGTCGGAAAAAGTACCCGCACCGTTTCCAGGTCTTGGTGGGTAAAAGAACTTAGTATTTTTTGTGTTTACCGCCATTAAGTTGTTATGTTTGTAAAGTTTTTACTGAAATCAATATTATTACCTCTACTCTGTCTAACCTCATAAAGTAATGCGTTAAATTGGTCTCTAATTTCATATAAGTTGTATTGTCTGTATATGTTATTTTGAGGGTCATAGATTGTGTAGATACCATCATCGATTGATTTGGTTTGATTACCGTAAAGAGCAATTGCAAGAGATGATACATCGTACTCAACCATTTCTATTTCCAAAGTAATTGGATTAAAGAATGTGTTTGATATAATAATGTTTTGATTTGGTTGTCCAATAAACGGAGTTGAATTTGGATTGTTTGTTGGCGATGAAGATGGTGATAGTGTTAAGAAAATCAAATTAGAATTTCCTTCAACATATCTATATCTAATACTTTTTTGTGTTGTATTTGTTTCATTCGTAACTACAGGTTCGCAAAAGAACGATGAGGTTACAACTCTAAAGAAATTTGGAATCTTTGAACCATCAGGATTTAAGTATTCAATTCTAAAACCAACTAAACCTTGAGGTACAAATTTGTTTTGATATTGTGTAGGTACATTTGTAATGTCAATTACAATTCCTTTTACGTTTGGTAATGCATTTAAGACACCACAGTCAGTAATTAGTGTTCTAATTTGTGCAGGTCTTAAATAAAGTGTGTAAATGCCAAGAGCATTGAACTGTTCTGCAGGTAATGTTAAATTATATAATCCACCCAATACCTCAACACCAGCATTTCCACCTGTTTGAGTATTGTTGAAATAAGGCTTAAGAATTGTTTGTGCATCAAGTTGTGTAAGGATAAAATTATCCGTAACATCCCTTGATGGAGTATAATTCATAATAATCTGAACGTCTTCTGGTGAGACATCACTTGGTCGTATTGTGCCGTATGAACCTATTGCCATATCTTTTTATCTTATAAATAGTTTAGTTCTTTTTTTCAACGTTAAAAAATCCATATCCGTAGTTAATCATGTCACCTAAATTGTCAACTTCTCCCATTCTTTGGATTCTTTCATATGCAGAGTTCTTACCTCTTTCAACAAAAACATCTGTTTGGATTTGTGGTTGGTCAACTACTTTGATTAAACTTTCTTCTTTTGTTATTGGTCTTGATGTCAAATTATTTTCAGTAAATCCCGATGATTGTTCAAAGAAGATTGTTGTTCCGTCTATGTAATCATAGTAATCAACAGAATTAACTGTATAGGCAGTGAAGGTTGTTGCAGTATTGGTTATTGCACCCCATATCTGACCATTCTTAATAACAGGAACCCCAACTTGAAATTTGTTTGGTCCATACATTGATAATTCATTCAACTTAGATTTAGTTAGTCCTGAAACCGTGTATGGAACCGTTGTAAAATTATTTGATGTTTGAGCAGATACCACGTTAACCGCATCACCTGAAAATATGTAGTCATAACTAATTGGCGTTTCGAACCAATTACCCCCCGCAGGAATAAAAAACGCCTCACCATTTGGATTATTTATTACAACATCCGAATAAGGGGTTGTTATCGTTTTTTGAACCTTTGTAACCCCCCAAGGATTTGTTTGTTTTAATGTGATTATATATTTGGCATTTGCAACAGGGTATGTATGTGAAATAGAATTTGGTGTGTAAGTAGTTATTATTTGGTCAGGCGTACCATCACCCCAATTTAAAATATAATTTGATAATTCTAAAAACTTTTGGAAATCACTTGATGTGTTATATATGTTATAGACATACGGATTGGTAGTCGTGGAAGAAAATATAAAATTAGCCACAACGTCTTTCTGTAATACCGCACCATCAAAAGGACTATAGTATCCAAAATCTACTGCAGTCTGTCTAAACAATATTGGAATCGTCACTCCTGTTAATAAAGAACTACCGTCGGTACCCCCACTCAAAACTTGAGTCATTGCCGAATAAACTCCAGTCGTTTCACCCGTATAACCAGGTCCAACGTTTTGACCTTGCATATCAACAGTAAAAATATCACCCTTAATTGTTTCGGGGGAAATTATAATATTATAAAAATCTTCCATTATGGGTTAACATATTCATACCATTTTATGGGTTGTAGAGTTCCCGCTCTTTGACCATCATTCAAATAGATGGTTTGATTTGGATTCATATTGAATACTTGATATTCTTGTTTCTCATAATCAAGATGAACCTTATAATAGAAATACTGTGAATTATCAAAAACATATTTATTACCCGATAAAGATGATTGAGGCATATTCATCATTTTAACAAAAAATCCACGCTCAGCATCATAAAACTTAGCGGTCATATAAAATGTATCAATATCCAAGAAATTTCTTTTCTTTAACCAATAAATAAAGAAACCTTCTTTATCCCCCACATAATCCAAAACAAATGAAGGTTTTTTGATTGTTACATCAGTGGTTTGCATAATAGCATTCATCTTTAAACCTTGTTGGGTAGGTATAATTAATGTAATGTAGTTTTTCTGTCTCTTCTCATCAAAATTATCGTACAAGTCAAGTTTGAAAAAAGAATTTGAAAAATTGTTAGTATAGTAGTAAATTTCTTGTGTTGAGAAACCTTCAGCTCTATAGTCGGTAATCCAATTAGATTCTACATCTAATGAACTTCCTGACCAAAAGTAAAACTCGTATTTAATATCCGTTGGTTCAGATGTTGTACCCGTCAATGGTGAGTGAGCAAATCTGCTAACCTCAAAATCTCGACCAACACCAATTACTTCAGTAATAATTTCGGTCTCAAACGCCTCGATACTTTGGTCTTGACCTAAGTCATCCCAAGTAAATTGTACGGGAATTGTAAGTTGGTTGTCCACAAATCCGTTGTTTCGAATTGTAACTTTATTCACATTCATCTATCAATGGTTTAATTGGGTATGCCACACCAAGTGTGTTATAGTTTATACCTTCAGGAATTAACCTGAAAATTAAATCTTTGAACGGATATTGAGCACTATTCAAAAATGGGTAATCAACACCTCTTTCAAGATTATCTTTAAATCCATAACTATATAAATCTCTCCATCTGAATTGTTGGTCGGATGCCGAGTAATAAGAATATGAAGGGATGTTTTCAACCTGTCCAACATTAGCGGTCTCTACGTAGTCAGAAAAAACTCTAATCGTCATTGAAGTGTGGGGTTTATAATAGAAACCTGGACTATTTGTGTCGTATAAACTTGTAGTTTGAAAGACATTCTGATTGTACTTTATCTTTTGATAGTATGGTGAAATAACTCTTTCCAATTGGTCATAGTCATTCCATTCACAAAAATCACCGTCAATAACGTCATCTTTTTTAAGGTCTTGATTGTAGTAGAAAGTTTTAGTAGCACCATTAGTTAAAGTATAGTTAGATGTTGGAATGTTAGTATCTGATTGATTATTTAATAAATCCCACCATGGACTAACAGGAGATGTTAAATTAAACTCCCACCCTTGTTTTAACCCAATACCACTATTTGGTTGATTAAAGTAACCTGTATATCCCTTATTAATTATAGTTAAAAACAATTCACTAACAGGTCTTTTCTGATTGTCCAACACGTTTAATAAATTCAAATCTTTAGCAACCGTAACATTATATGAATTACTACTTGTCTTTTGTGAAATCCTTGAAACTTGGTTTGGGGTAATTGAACTGTATTCAAACTTTTTTTCTTCACCGAAAACATTTTTTTCAAATCCGTTTTTAGTCATTATAGTCTCATCAACATCAGTTAATATCTTATGTTGTCTTATATAATATTTTGATTTTGTTTCAGTTAGATTTTCAGGATTGATTACTCTTTTGAAGGTACCTGTAACACTATTAGCAAATGTAGTTCCTGTGTATCCAAAATTATAAATGTTAAAAATATATTCACCACTATCAAACTCACCCGTCCCTAAAGAATACACTTGAAATAAATTCACTTGATTATAAAAGAATGATAATTCAACATATTCACCAACTGTTAATCCATGTGGTGCGATACATTGAAAACTAATCACGTTAGCCCCATTTTGAGTTCGATTAAGTATTGAAAATGGTATCCCGTCAGATGCAACCCAATTAAATGAACTATTATTTAAATCATATGATAGTGGTTTACTATAATCATTACTATAAACATAACTTATATAGTAAGTCCAATTGTAGGTGTAGGCACTTTTAGATTTATAGTCTATGTGTTGGTCAGTAATGTTTGGTCTATAAAAATCAAATTCGTAATACTGAGGAAATCCTTTCCAAATACCATTTACAGTAGATTGTATTGGGTCAACATAATATAAAGTATCCCTAAATGGTACGTATTGAGTAGTACCAGTATATGTATTGGCATATAAGTAAGTCACTTTAAATGTCGGTCTAAATACAGTACACGCTTGTCTCTCATCGTTATATACTTGAGCCAAGTTAATACTTTGACTTCGGTCATACTCAACAATAAGTTGTGATTGACTTTCTAAAGTAACCGAAATTTCTTGGTCAACAAAAGGTGCTGACTTGTATTTTTGACTACTAGGTATGATGGTATATTTATTCACTTAACGAATATTTTGTTTTGAATTTATCCAATGCACTATTACCTTTTTTAATTCCAAAGTAAAAATGAAATGGTGCACCAACTAAAAATTTACTTGACGGTACACCGCCCATGGTGTAAGAATATCCTCCATTAGAATTTACATTGAATATATATCCTCTTTGGTATATATCATTTGTATTATTAGCACCAATAAAATAAGATGGTGGGTTTTGATTTCTTCTACTCAATGATTGATAATTGTATCCAAAAATACCTGTACTATTCAAATCTGACGATTGGTTGGTTTTCCAATTGTTATCTTGGGAACCAAATATGTTAACTACCCCTTGAAATTGTTGTTTTAATTCCCACTGATAGAATGGCACATATTGTGATTTAATACCATAAGGATAAGTAATTGCGTTTGCCGTTGGGTTTGGTCTAAAATTAATAACTCCTGGTGTAACATAATCCTTATTTTGTAAATCTTCAGTTGTTGAAGAAAAGAATATACCCATTGTTGCAGCAGTTGCTGGTCCTAAAATCACAACTGGGTCACCAGGGTCTCCATTTGAAACATAGTATTCTGGCGAAAAAGGTATAACCCCAAACTCAGAATTTATCGACATACTCTGAACCAAATCTCCATCAACTTTTTTATCAGGTCTACTAAATAACATGTTCAAACTATTATCGAGTCTGATTGGTAATTGTTGTAAAAAAGTTTTGTTAGATATTCTTGATATAACAAAGAGGTTAACTAAATCCGAAGTGTCAGAGTAACTCGTTGGATTTAAGTTATTCATAATATAAGCACTTGACGATGCTTCCAAGTCAATTTCTTTGTAAACCGCGTCTTTAACCCCTAAATTAATAATAGTAGTTGGAAATAGTAGATTTCTTTCGTTTGATGGATTTTGTAAAAAGTCGGTAGGTCTTCCAATGAATCTTCCCGAAGTTGTTCCAGACAAGAAAGGTGATGACCTATAGTAGAAATTATTTGTTTTATCATCAAAATAAACCAATTGTTTAGGGAATTGTGGAGGTAGAGGTTTATTTTGTTTATCATAAAAAGTATCTACCTGTATTGGAAACGTGAATAACGAACCGTTAACCCAATTATTTGTAAATGTTTGTGAAAGAACACCTCTACACAAACCATAAAAAAATCTAAATCTGTAACCCCACTCACTAAAAGCCTTTATGTCATCAGCAATACCAAATAGAGGTTTTTCAATCAAAACGTAACAACCTTGTTTAACTACTGTATTACTGTCACAATTTGTGTCAACTCCAAAATTTGTTCCATCCCCTTGATAACAATCCAAACCAACCATGTTTTGACAATTACCTAAAGTGTTTAAAACGTTTGTCCCCGCAACTTGACCCTCAATGTCAGGAGTAACTTGTGACGCTCCTGTACTATAACCTGGTGTTATATATGTTATATTATCACCATCATAAACATAAGTTGCAAATCCAAGGTTTTGTTGTAATAAACTAACACTACCTCTTAAATTTTCACTATCAATAAAATCTGATGATGGTAATCTGTCAGTTCTCATAATATTTCTTGAGTAACCTGTAATGTTAAGTTGGGTTAGTCCTGTAAGTGATGGGTATAATATAGGGCTAAAATATACAGTACCAAATTGTCCATAACTTTGTAATGTTGGTGGTATGGAACTATTTGCAGGATAAACTTGTAAAGGATTTCCCCATGTAATTGCCCCACCTGATAAATCTTCCGAAGTATCGTAATCATTTACAGAAATTGCACTTTCATAATATACGTTTGTAGTTTTAGTCGATACTCCTTTAACCGTACTATATAATGGTGTTTGATTTACAAAAGAAGATGATGAATACGTTGCACCTGGCACTATAACCGCCCTTGAATTTCCATCTAACGCGCCATAGTACCCAACATTACTTGTCGTATAAGAAGAGAACTGTAGTCCTGGCGTTGTTGAGCCAACAATACCTGGAGTAAAGAAATGTGATTGGAAATATATATTATTCTGTACGTTGTGTTGAGGTGTAAATGTCTGCGACCCTGTAGGAACTTTTTGTATTGGGACGTTTAATCTTGTATTGGCAGTAAATGTCCAATTAGAATCACTTTCGTTGGTACCAAATAAAGTTCCAATAGAATATTTGTTTGGTATTTTAGGAGAATAGGGGTCAACTCCTCTTTGTAAGATTAAAATAACTTGTTCGGTAAAACCATCAAAATAACTTGTAGGTGTTAAATTAACAGTATTTTCTAAAGTTCTACTATTTGGTGGATATGGTATGAATCTTTCTGTATAATTTTCTATTATACTTGTTTGTTGTAATACTCCTTGGAAAAACCCTCCTGTATTTGCTGAGTTTTCAACAAATGGAACAGTTACTCCATTAACAGTTGATGTACTTATTGTTATTGCGGTTAATACTTGATAATATTCAATGTCCGATGGGTACACATATCTTTGACATGTTTCCCCACTGTTTATTAAAGTGTAAGTTGCAGTACCACCTAAAGTACCTAAATTAATACAATCATCGTTTGATATTGTCTGAACACCTAATGTAATAGCATTAAAAGTGTTACTATCACCGACACAATCTCCGTACGTAATCGTACCTAAACTTGTAACATCAACTGTAATATCACTGACACAATTTACGTTTGTATTTGCAGGTATTGTATATAGAGTAGTTAAGCCGTTTAATGGATTTGTTGGGTCAGCATATTCAACATTAATTGTAAATTCATTTGTTTGAAGTCTTCCATTAATACCACTTACAGTACTACCCGCCGTTGTTGTTGCACTCCATAAATAATTACTATCTGTAGTACTGTCAGGATTTACAAAACTTAATAAAGTACCCGCAGAAAAAGATTGTGTCGCAAGAACAGTTAGTGTATTGTCATAATGATGAGTTAAATTATTTTCAGAAGCAAATGTGACTTTAATTTTATTAGTACCTTCAAAATATTTGGTTTTTAAATTAAAAATATTGATTCGTTCACCAATAGGTATTGTTTGTTTCTGTATTGACGAATACAATGGAACGGCACCTTTAGCACATTTAAATGATAATGGATTTGATGGGTCTAAATTATTTGTTGCAATTGCAAGTGGTATAGTATTAACCCAATTTGAATTTGCAAATTGTTGACTAAGTTTTGTAGTATAAAGTTCAGGATTTGAAACTTGAGTTAATAAACCTGAATCAGGTACTAAAACTGATTCTGAGTAGTTTAAATTTTCGGGTTGTGTTGAACCGCAATCACAAGCTTGACAATCGGGCCATGTTATCATCGGTAATTTTATAGTTCCGACTTTTTCAACTTTACGGAAAGGGAGCAATAAAATCGCCCAAGGTGGAAGGTTTCTTAAAACTTTATTTTTTAATACATTATTAACTAAAAATGCAACTAAACTAAATATAATAATAAACGGAACACCTATATATTGAATAACCGTAAATAATATTGAAAATAAAAAATATAAAAAATCAAAGTTCCTAAACCCTTCGTTAACAGGAAATTTATTTATAGTGTTTTCACAATCATTATCGTCAATTTCTTTAATACCAACAAATCTACCTCTACCACCATTTTTGAATTGGTCAATAAGTCCTGAAACCGTGTACACTCTATTGTACTGAAATTCATAAAACGTGTCGTCACAATTAACCGCAGCATCAATATTTGTATAACCTGACCAATCCAAACCAAAATAATAAGAACCCGCCAATCGTTTTTGGATAGTTGAACTTGAAGAATAGTTTGGGTCGTTGTCTACGTTAGTTGTCCATCCGTATTCTCTAACATTTGGGACTAAATAATACGGTCTTCTAACTTGTTCTGTTAATGTTGCAGGTTGAGCCCATTTAATTTTAAATCGGTACTTACTTTTTGTGGGTATACCTATTGTTGGGTCATTAGATACTATTTTTTCACCAAATTCATTGGTGATATAATAATCCAAATTCATAGGTAGCTCGGTCAACCAAACTCCGTCACCGTCAATAATATTACCCGATTGCTCTAAACTATATTGTTCTAAGACTGGATATCCCTGACTATCTTGGTCAATAGTTTGTCTAATTGCTAATATCTGTCCAGGACCTGTTTGTAAATCACATAGGTTACCAAAATTATCTTTTGGTCTAGCGCTTTGTCTAATTCTGAAACTATCTGCGGTCGAATATATTGACCCCATAAACACAGATGTTGGTTGTATATCAATATTTGCCTCATCACGTAAATCAAAATCAACTCGGTTTATTGCAATATCACAAATGGTTGGGTCTCCCCATAATGGAGATACCTCAACAGTCTTCACTAAATTGATTATCTGTGGTAAAGAATTTAAATCATTTGAACTTCTAAATGTATTACCAGCAACTTGAGCATCGGTGGCTAGTCCCATTCTTATTAAATCTTGAGGTGTTAATGAGAACTCACCTATATCAGATAAATCAACATCCATAACTATAGTTTGGTTACCTAATGGAACCCCCATAATCATGTAGTCACCACTTTCGTTGGTCTTTGCGGTTAATTTATAATATCTATCAAAAATCTCAACCGCGGTGGCCCCTGTTAGTACGTCAAGTCTTGACGGTAAAGTACCCGTAGCTGCGTGTGTTGAAAATGATTTTTCATAAGGTAATAAGTTGTACCTGTATCCATCTTCATTTTTATCTTCGGGTGATTTATATGGATAGATACTTGAGATTATTGGGTTGGATTCGTCAATAGGTAAAATTGGTATAAAAATAGATACTCGGGCATTTGGTAATCCAAATCCATTGTTGGCAGTAACCCTACCAACAAGAACACCATAATCCGCACAGTTTCTATTATAAACATCCTCCTGTTGAATTTTTAAAGATAGAATCTCTAGTTGTTCAAACTCTTGGTCTAACTGTACATTAATTGTTTTAGTGATACCTAACTCGGTTCTTATTCTATATGATTGACCCATTAATCTCTTTAGTTAATAAATAGTTTATGTGGTATTTTTAAAGTTTACGCACACAATTAAATAATAACTTAAAGAAAAAATAAATAAACTTGTTAAGAGAAAGTAATTGATTGGAAGTTCTTAACTGACACTCTGATGTCTTTACCAGGATATCTGATTTGATAAACTTGTGATGGTTGTGCAAATATTGTATCATCAACAGGTGCAATCAATTTTACTTCAGGGTCGGCATACTCCATTGAAGTTTCCGCTGAAGAGTATTGTCCTCCAACTTCATTGAACACCTCTAATCCTGCAACAGTTAATACTCCGTTAGTGTTTTGAATAATACTTCTTATCTCTGACAGATATACGTTCTGACCTAACTGTCTTGTTTGTGGGTTAAAGTATGCAGAAACTTTATCAATCACACTTGAAATAACCTGTCCTGAGTTTTGAGCCGAATCCAAAACAATTGAAACATCAACACTCAAGTCAATAACCTCAGCACTGAATATCGATATGTAGTCATTCATCATACGATAATTTGATAGGTAGTTGGCAATATTTTGTCTCAAAGTATTTGAAACAATATTTGTTAATTTACCTGATGTATCGTATGATAAAATTTGAATTAAAATTTTGTTGTCGTTTTCTGTAATTGAAACTTTGGCAGGTGCCCCAAACTGAGCTGGCATGTTTCTAATAATTGATTCATAATCCTGTACTGTAACCGCTCTCTTTTGAGCCGCAAAGTTAAACGATACATAGTTTCTAATTTCTTCTAATGATGGTATACCCGCACCACCAACCGCTGCCGTTACGTTAACGCATCGTAATGAGTTGATTACTGCAGAGTTTGTTGTTTCAGATGGACCATTAACAAAGAATGAAACTGTACCAATTTGATTAATAACATTCGTACCTAAGTTTGTTGCTAATCCACCACCAACTCTATATTGTATAAACAAAGTAGAATTAGGTGTTAATGTAGAACCTAATGAAAAATTGTTTGAATATTTCTGCAATTCTAATGTAGTACCTAAAGTTGTGAACTGATTCAATTGGTCTTGAGCAGTATTTGTACCACCACCAAATGTCATTTTTTTAAACCCTTCAGGTGTGTATTCAGTAATAAACCTATCTTGTGTTTGAATATACCTACCTACTTTAATACCAGGTTGGTCAGATACTTTTGTTGGGTCTTCAATAAAGACTCTATCTTCGGCTAAAGCATCTACCTCATACCACCTATTCTCAACACCTAAAAATTCTGCGGTAGTTGGTATGTTAGTATATTGAGTTCCATTCTTTAATAAAACACTTGTTATACCTAACACATTTTTTTCAGGTAAAAACAACTCAAAGAATGGTTTAACATCATTTGCTCCAATAACTCTCTTGAATACTTTTGTGATACCATTTACAACAATTTCTCTTTTTGTAATTGTGTAGTTAACCAACACGTTATTTGAATTAAAGTTTGGTATTTTAATTCTATTTGGGAAACCTTGAGCATTGTACGGTGACGCAAAATCAATGTCATAAACATTTTCAAATACAACACCAGCTCCAACAACTTGAGAACCTCTTTGTAGTGTTCCCAAATATCTTTCATCTTCTTTATCCCCAAATGCTGGAACTGTAACTGAAAAATCAACTAAAGCAACTGAAGGTCTTTGACCTGGTAATTTTAACCCGTAGGTTCTGGCAATGTTATAAATTGATGACCTTTGTTGAGCATATTGTAATACAGTCTCTTGAACACTTCTATCAATGTTATAGTGTAAGTTATCTGCAATTGCTGCATTTAAATCAATGAAAACAGAAAATACCGAAGCGTCGTTAAAGTCTTGAATTAAATCAGGGTAATACGTTCTAGTATAATTTAAGAGTTCAGTTCTAATTGACTGATAATCTCTTGTTGCGTACGATATTCTATTATTTGCCATTTATATTAAATATTGATAATCACAAAATCACTCTGACCAAATGTAGAACCATTGGTCGAATAATCTAATCTTATTTTTGCGGTATATTCTGACGTACCCTTACCAGGGAATCGGTATACGGATGATTCACTTGTACCTAAAAGATTTTGACCTGTTGCAATGTCAACTTCTTCTTGGGCGTCCGCAGGAGTAATACTTAAACTATTAACCAATAAATTTGGCATGAATGTTTCAATAGCATCTCTTATGTCAGATTCAATGGCATTAAATGTAAGTCCGTCAAATGGTTCAAATAGAAACTCATAAAGTCTTGTTCCAAACTGAGGTAAGAAATATCGAGAACCTTTTCTTGTTAATAATAAATGTATTAAGTCGGCCTTAATCTCCTGAGATTCTAATTCAGTAAGTTCTAAGTAGTCACCTCGTCTAGAATCCCTAAAGGGAAAATTTATACCATAAGTAATTCCATCTGCCATAACTATAAATATAATACTATCTATTTTTCTTTAAATAGATTAAAAATGAAAAATCCCGAATGAATCGGGATTTTCAAATTAGGAACTACATCCAAAACATTCAAAAGGACTATCTTCAGGTTTTTGAGTTAGTTCGTATATCTCAACTTTTGGTTGTACAATTTTGGTTTTAGGTTGTTGTATTTTTGATACATCAACCGCTAAGTGTTTAGCCCCTGTTGAAATTGCTTTAGTTCTAACATAATAACATAATGTCTTTAAACCTTTTTCCCATGAATGGAAGTGTGATGAGGTAATCTTAGACAATGTTGGGTTAGCCATATAGATATTCATTGATTGTGATTGGTCGATAAATGGTGCTCTGTCCGCCGCCATGTTAATCAATTCTCTTTGTGAAATCTCCCAAATTGTTTTGTATTTACTAATCAAGTGTTCAATACGTTTAACTTTCTTTGTATAGTTTTTATCCTCAGTATCAAGGTGATTATTAAAATTAATGTTTTGAACTGAACCTTCATTTAAAATGATTTCATTTTTCAAATCCTCACTCCAAATACCAATCTTTTCAAAGTCATTAATCAAATACTTGTTCACAATCATAATTTCACCACCAACAACTCGTCTGTTAAATAACGCTGAGTGAGCTGGTTCTGTCATTTCAAATGAACCTGTAATCTTAGCTGAAGATGCCACAGGCATCTGAGCCGTGAATAATGAGTTACAAACACCGTAAGTTTTAACTTCTTCTTTTAAAGAATCCCAATTCCAAAGACCACTTAATCCTTCATAATCTAACCCCCACATATCAAATTGGAATACCCCTTTTGACATTGGTGAACCTTTAAAGTGAGCGTATGGTTTGTGTATCATTGTTTTACATAATTCCATACTTTCAGTGATTGCTGCAAAGTAGATAGTTTCAAAAATGTTTTTATTCAATTTCTTAGCATCTTCAGATGTAAAGATGTAATCCATCAAATAGAATACGTCCGCTAAACCTTGAGTACCAATCGCAATTGCTCTTTGGTCCAATCCACCCTTTCTACCTTTTTCAGTTGAGTAACTGTTTATGTCGATAACTTTGTTAAGAGCTCTAACAACTTTTCTCACTTCACTATAAAGTAAGTTATAGTTAAACTCACCTTTCTCAATAAAGTTTTTCAATACCATCGAAGATAGTGTACAGATTGCCGTAGTTTCTTCATCGGTGTATTGGTAAATCTCATTACAAAGATTTGATTGTTTAATCACCCCAATGTTTTGGTGGTTTGTTTTCTTGTTAGCATTATCTTTAGAACATAAGTAAGGAACACCAGTTTCAACTTGTGATTCGATAATCTTAGTCCAAACATCTTGAGCCTTAACTTTTTTACCAAGACCTAACTCAACCGCTTGGTTGTAGTTTGCTTCGTATTCGTCACCATAACATTCTTGAAGTGGTTTTATACCCGCCTTAATAATGTCGTTAGGACAAAACAAATACCAATCAGAACTTTCCTTTACCGCTCTCATGAAGTTGTCAGGAATCCAAAGAGCTGTGAATAAATCTCTTGCTCTTAATTCTTCCGCACCTGTGTTCTTTTTAATATCTAACAAGTCCATAACATCTTTGTGCCATGGTTCGATGTAGATAGCAGCACTACCAGGTCGTCTTCCTTGTTGGTTAAAGAATCTTAACGACTCGTTAACTATTTTCAAATACTTCAACAATCCACCCGCAAATCCACCTGATGAATTGATACGACTTTCTTTACTTCTGATGTTAGACATTGATAAACCAATACCTGCAGCGTCTGAAGAATAAGTTGAAATATCATTCAGTGTTTGTAATAAACCATTACGTGAATCTGAGTTATTATAATGTAAAACACAAGACGCTAATTGAGGGACTTTGGTTCCTGAATTAATAATTATTGGTGTCGCTGGTGAAATAAGTTGATTTGATAATGAATGGTAATATTCAACCGCTTCTTCAAATGAGTTTGTTACCCATAGAGCAACTCTCATGTACATGTGTTGTGGTCTTTCTATTACTTTACCTTGTGGTGTTTTTAGTAAATACATTTCTTGTAATGAACGCCAAGCAAAGTAATCAAAGTTATAATCATTCTCATGATTAATAACCTCATCAATTTTGTCATGACCATAAGAGTCCATGATTTCAATTAACTTGTCATTGATTACACCAGTTGAATGTAACTCCATAATAGTCTCACAAAAACTATCATTAGTTTCTTTGTGGTACGCAGAAATTGCAACTGACGATGCTAATCTTGAATAGTCGTGGTGACTACCAGTATAAGCCGCAGCAATTTCGTAAACTAACTTATCCAACTCTTTGGTTGTGATAAGTCCTTCAGTTGGGACTGATGTAATGACTTTGATGAAGATTTCATCAGAGTTTACGTTCAATCCTTTTGCCGCACGTTTAACTCGATTATAGATTTTTTGAGGATTAAATGATACGTCCTCACCGTTTCTTTTTTTAATTTTTAATGACATCATATTGTTTTAATGTTAGAAATCTTCCTCAAAGGAGATTGTTTCATTTAATTTTGCTTTTTGATATTCAACCGTTCTTGACTCAAAGAAATTTCCTTTTGTCTCAACAGCAATTTGTTCCATAAATTTAAATGGTTGTTCAACATTGAATTCTTTTTTACAACCCAACTTAACTAACAAACCATCAACAACGAACTCAAGATATTGTTTCATTAAGTTTGAGTTCATACCAATTAAAGATACTGGTAATGATTCAGTGATAAATTCTTTTTCAATTTCTAATGCCGATAATAAAATTTCTCTAATTCTTTTTTCACTTGGTCTGTTTTCAACGTGGTTGTTTAACAAGTGGATTGCAAAATCACAATGTAAGTTTTCATCTTTAAAGATTAAAGAATTGGCATTACACAAACCTTGCATGATACCTCTTGATTTCAACCAAAAGATTGAACAGAATGAACCTGAGAAGAAGATACCTTCAACCGCCGCAAACGCAACCAATCTTTCTTGGAACGATGCTTTCTCAATCCAATCCAAAGCCCATTTAGCTTTCTTTTGAACTGCTGGTAGATTGTCCAATGCGGTGAAACATAAATTCTTTTCTTCCTCATTTGAGATATAAGTGTCAATAAGAAGTGAATACATCAAGCTATGGATGTTCTCCATCATAAGCTGGAACCCGTAGAAAAATTTTGCTTCAGGGTATTGTACCTCACGATAAAAGTTTTCAGCCAAGTTTTCATTAACGATACCATCAGAAGCCGCGAAGAACGATAAAATGTTTTTAACAAAATATTGT